AATTTACAAATATCTTTATAATAAACTTGACTGTTTTTATTTATAAAAAGTTAATTTCTCAAAGTACGGATAAATGTTTCAAACATTCTTGTTGCCGTTGCTTCGTCAATAGTTTTTACTACTCTGTTAACCTTTTTCTCAACTTCTTCTTGGATATCCTGAATAACTTCAGTAGCTCTCCAATTCCCAGAAGCGATATCGTAGTAATATTCAACGTTCTCCATGATACCATTTACGAACGCGTTTGGTGCTGAAGGGTCAGTAACAATATCTACAGTAGAAAGGTGGAAATCCTTCTGCACTTCCATAACTCCATTTCTACCTGCCTTGACCGAACCAAGACCTCGAGTCGAAACTCCAATCTTTACTCCTTCGTCTAATAGGCTTTTAACGATTTCCCCCATCGGTGTTGATAAGATTTTAGCTTTACCATAAAAATCGTTGCCATCTCGTCTCATGTCAGTAATTAGATGTGAAACGCGATCCCCGTTGATTTGTGGACCATCAGGGTGACCTAGTTCTCCAAGAGCACGTTTAGTTTCAATAAACTCTTTATTATAGCGATCCATTTCGCTTTCTAAAGTTGCACTTGGATAAATTCTTCCATTGCGATTTTTAATATCGCCTTGCATAAAAATTCCTTCGATAAAGTAATTCTTTTTGCCGTCTTCTTTAGCTTCAGTAATTACCTCTACGGAATCTTCTCTATATTCTGTAATTAAATTCATTGTAGATTCTCCTTCGCAAATGTAAGGATTTCGTTATAACCTGCTTCGTCAGCGATTAGAACGTTATACATTTCGGTTGTATTAGTTTCATTTAATTCATCAAACATATTATTTAAAATGTTAGCATCTTCTTCTGATACTTCAATTACTGTTTCATTTTGTAATTGAAACGAACCAGCTTCGATTGACTCATAAGCTGCTGTATACATCTTTGCTGCTGATAAAGGTTTACCGTTAACCATTTGGTCACCTTTACTATAAGCATACAATGATTTAACATTAGAAAATACTTCTGCTAATTTATTTTGCCACCATTCTTCAGGATCTTGTCCTTCCATTTTTAGATATTCTTGGATTTCTTCAGTGGCATAACAAATGAAATGTAGTTGTTTCATCATCATAGGAATTTCTTGTTGGGGACTTTCAAGCAATTCTTCCTCTGTTGATACTTTTGCTAACATTTCTTTAAATGTCATTGATAATGTTTTACCATTACTATCTTTAATGGTGACTGATGTTGGACCTGTTTTAGGTTTACCATCACCTTTTAAAACTTTTTTCTTTTGTACTTCAGGTTCGATAGTTTTAGCAGAATCTGTTTCTGATTCTTTAGTTTCTGCCTTTTTAACAGGTTTCTTTTCAGCATTTAGCTTATCACCTGAACAACCACCTTCCTCAATACCTTTAATCTCATTGCCACAGCAAGAACATTCTTTACCGATTTCTTCAACCTTATGTTCTCCACCACAGTGTTCACAAGATTCGTCGCAACCGCAAGAAGCCTTTAATTCTTCTTCCATTGATTCTTCGTCATCTCTCTTTTCGTCTTTCTTTTTATTGACTCCAAGAATTTCTGTAATAGATTTTTGTTCAGCAACTTGCTTACCTGCACCTGCACGTTGTGGCAAAGTTTGAGCAATTTTAGTTTTATACGCTAAGTCGTAACTCGTATCGCCTTCTTGGTCAGCAGGTCGCTTACCATCCTTACCTACTCTTCCAGGAATCTCACCAGTAAAAACGTGGTCAGGAGCAACAGGGTGTTTAATCACCTCAATTGTATGTTGGTCCTTAAAGCGTCTTTCTTCAGGTGCTTTTGGTTGAGCAATTTCTGAGACGAGATCTTTAAAATTTTTCATATTTAGTCCCTAGTTTTATTTACACTATACTTTTATTTATATTATTAATATGCATCATCTTCTGCATGTCCACCTTGAGCCTTTTCATCTGCAATTTCATCTTCCATTCTTTGCGCATCTTCTTCAGACATTTGCAGAATATTTTGAGTAATCCACTGATGAGAGAAATACTTTCCTGTGTAATCGGATATATCTCTTAAAGTATTCAATCTTTCTCTCAGAATCTCAGCTTCCTTTAATTCCTCAAAATAATTATCTTTAACAAAATCATAACGTATATCATTACGGATTTCGTTAAATTCCTCAGGTGTTAAAATTCCTTTTAGAATTAATTGTTTCTCTAATACCATATTGAATATCCATGAGAAACGTGCACGAATTCTTCTAATAAATTTACCAAACTTCAGTTCATCTCGAGTAATCTCTGATGTTCTACCGAAGGTTGCCATTGCCTCTGGTTCTAAACGCGATAAGGGTACTTTCAACGCTTTATATAATTTACGTTGAAAATACTCTAAGTTTTCGTTACCACTCAACCCTGGTGCATTACCTCCTGCGAGGGTATCAACTTCAGTTGACCTTTCTCCACCACGACGAGGGAACCAAAAGTCCTCAGTCATTGTTAGCATCTTTCGAGAATCGGTAATTTCACCGGTTGACGAATTATACTGTAACTTGTTTTTATGACGTGCCATCATATCTCTAAGATATTGTTCTGCCTTGTTCTTAGGCAGATTGCCCACGTCAATATAAAAAATTCTTCTTTCAGGTGCTCTTGTTAACGTGTAAATAACAACAGCATCTTCCAACATTCTAAGCTGATTTAAAGCTTTTCCTGCTGGATGTAAATGAGATAATACTAAACTATTATTCTCATTCATTAAGCCCGATGTTACTCGAGCTATACTATCTTTAGCAATCTTGATTCCTGAAGTACTACTTGCTGGAGAACTTATTCCACCTGTACTTGTATTTTGGAACCCTGTTTCAGAATACATGTAATACTCGTTTTTAACTTTCTTAACAGGTATTCCTGAATGCTTGTCCTTTTGTTTCTTATCAACTTCTCGAATTAACTTTAGTTTTCGAGGATCAACATAACGTAATTCTAATACACCTTTCTTAACATCTTCAGGATCAATAATAATATGATAGTTTAATCTTCCATCAACATAAAATTTCTGAAACATATCATATGAATTATTAGTAAAGTCAAATAATGAAAGAATGTTATCAAATTCATTAACAATACTTTTCTTTACTTTATCTGGTAGATCTGTTTCTCCTAAAGAG